CTCAGAAGATAGTACTCAGCTTATATTTCAGTGATTGTGTGTCACCTAAACGAATACGTTGGCTGTATCTATGGGTTTCGCTCATTTGGAACACCAGAGCCTGGGACATATTCAGCGGTCTGACAGGTTGGTAGAGCAAGCTCCACAGCTAATATCGCTTAGGACTCAACAGCAATAACCTATCCTAAGCGGGTATCCGGTTTTAAGTTCCGGAAAACTAACTAAAAATGCTAAAAAGCACAATCTGCTCGTGGCAGTTTCTAAGCAGACTAATCACATTGTAATCTATAACACGATCACTTAGACAAAGATCATGAAGCTCCTTGAATAACCAATATGGCACAGAGCATGTCGGGGATTCATCTACCTCCAGCATGTCATCGACAGCCTGCCGTAAAGACGACTCCCGAATTACGAAACCATACAAGTCTTCTTGGTGCTCAATCTTCTCCTCAAACGCTGCTAATTTGCGGCGGTTCACACGAACGACTGCCATTAAGCCCATTACGAATACAATATGCTATCACCAACAGAGACAATCCTATCAAATACAGAGCTCCAATAAGCGTATTCTCTTGAACGTTAGTGTTCTGAAGGAGGGACCGATGGATGCTGTGACGAAACTGGTGTACTTGGGGGAACACTAGGCGTGCGCACAGAACTACGCACTCCAACTTGGCGCAAGCGACGCCGCAGGTTGTTGATAAGAACAGTAAAAGCGTACACCCCCAAACTAGCCTTAGTATCACTACTAGAAACTACTTGAGAATCGGGCAACATTAAAAACCCACACATCTTATCAAATTCAGGAGTAGTCACGGCAATGGCATCAGGTTCCTCATACTCAATAGAAGACATCAGAATCTGATACGCATGGCGCCTATTAACGAACCGTGTAAAATCAGCAACAACAGAGAAATCGCACAGCTCACGGAGCTTAAAAGGATCACAATGCTCACTGTTCATTAATAAGGAGCTCTGTCATGACGAAACACGGCCTGGATTTGATTCGGATGGAAAACCACAGAATTATAGCGATTACCGTCATGGAAAGTATGGCAGAACAAAGGATCAATACACCAAGTCTGACCATACGAGGTAAAAACGTCTAAAACACTGGGGAGTCCATTGTACCAGGGTAACAGGGCATAAAAATAACTACTAGGGGAAATGAAAGAGGAGCCTGGAATGTTAAATCGCTCTCCAGAAGGGACAGCTTCAACGGAGATTTCAGAATAATCAGTAGAGTCAACGAAGTAGGGGGCAGTAACTGCCCACAAGCCACGTCTAGGGCCTTCAAATACCACAGCATAATTAGCTGTGGCTGGAGCCCCTACAGTCTTCGTGAAGTTGACCATACTATGCATGAACCTTGGGGTAACATCGACAGACGAACTGGGGCCAGCAGGTCCCTGAGGTCCCTGAGGTCCAGTGGTGCCCTGTGGACCTTGCGGACCAGTGGGGCCACTAGGCCCAGCAGGTCCGGTTAGACCAGTAACACCAGGGGGACCCGTATTCCCCACAGGCCCAACGGGACCCTGGGGTCCTTGGGGTCCTAATGGCCCAACAGCACCCTGAGGACCAATTGGTCCGGCGGGCCCCATAGGACCTTGCGGTCCCTGTGGTCCCACTTGACCAACCCCCAACGCCAACTTGTCCACGACTTCTGCGAAAAAGTCCATGGAAACGTACATACCCTGTGAGTTGTCAATCATTGAGGGTTGTTGGTAATCACAAACGGGCAGTAGGTGAAATAGCCAAATTGGGCATCCTCACCATAAGAGGCGTAGACATCAGCGGTACCGTCTACCACTACGCGCGCATCCTGGTCACGATGGCCAGCAATCATGGCCGAATTAGCATTTCGGCTCCTCTGGCTATAATAAGGGATGGTAACGTGGACAGGACCCTTCTCCGAAACAACAACAGAGTCGCTCGTGTCATAGAGATTGGCGGGATCATATGATACACTGACGCGAGTTGCGTCGCGGGGATAGACAGACAGTTTCCAACCCCCACGAAACAAGGCGTAACACGAAGAAATCATGGCGTGGGTCGACATGACGCTGTAGGCCTGAGTTCGTACAGTGTAGGGGTAAGAAAAAGTGCGACTGTTATCAGAACTGGATAAAGAAGTAACGAGAGCCTGACGAGACATTAGCTGCTTGAGGGACAATATCCTGTTACCGATACACTGCTGGCATTGGTCAGGCTTAGCGGAGCCAAAAATATCCCCAACCTGATCGACGGGTAAAGGAGCAGCAGTAGTCGGAACAGTGCTTGTGGTAACAACCATCCGAGATGGAACACATGGGACAGCGAACTCCAAGTCATCACCCCCAGAGACCTCTACTGCTACCACGACATTGCTACTAACCATCTCTGGACAGCGCAGTGGGTCGAGAACGCGAATAAAGAGAGTACCAGAACTCTGATTGCTCTTGAGATAGCTCAAAGGGCAAATGAAAGGAACGGTAAACTCAACCATGTCGTCGTGGCGCAAGTCAACTATCTGGCTAACATAATCCATGGCGGCGGAGGTGAGAGGAACAACGGTACTACCTTCATTTTGGGGGATGAACCCTATAAGAAGGCGTCCTGTGTGAAACTGGGTTTTTGCTATCTTAAACTTGAACTTGTAAGTGCCCCTCCAATAAGCAAATATTGTGGAAAGCATGCACAGAGGTGTCATGGCATGGTGCGTGTTGCCCACGGTAATAACATCGCGGTCATAAAAATAGCCAGGTTGAATCTTCTGCGTAAACAGGAGGGTGTCTCTTGTGTCCTGCTTGGAGACACTAAAGGTCTTATAACGAGTACTGATGCTTGTCAAATACCCAATTGACATCTCATCAGCAGAGGTGCCAGCAAACTCAGTAACAGCACAGCAAGTGTCAACAGTGGCACCAAGGTTATAAGCAGTGTCAAAACCATCAACATTATGGCGATAAGTCTGTGAGGTCAAAAGCATGCGTGTAACGGCCGGCGTCTGAACAGGTTTCGACCAACCGTATGAGGCTGCCACCTTGGCAGTCTGGCGCAAAAACCACTCGGGCGGTCCGGTGAGAGATGAAAGTGATGGGATGTATTTTCCAATCATATTTAGCGCATACGCACCAGAAGCAGCTATGGCACTAAACCGAGCAGGCTTCACCTCCTGTTCCTTGGAAATGATACTCAACCCTGTTTGGTCGACTGGGAGATGGTTCAAAATGTCCTGCTGGGCAGCCAAATAGTCAGCTCCAATCACCGCAGGGATAGCGCCTAGCAACTCAACGTCCTCCAACCACCAATAAATGGTGTACGGGACAGAATCGGCACCAGGAGCAGCGAGTAACGGGACAGAGCGGACTAAGAAGAATTCACCAACAATGGGACCGTTAGTATTGTTGATGTCAAGAAAATTGTCTTCAAAAATATAGGGTATCTTAAACTCAGCGCTATTGGTATTAGCGATGTTAATCTCAACCCCCGGTAACTGTGAAAATTGTGTCAATACAGGGTTAGCTTGGTTAGACTCTCTCTGACCAAGAGGGTTAAAACACATGCGTAAAATGCCAGCATGATAAGGGGTGGAGGCGACAACAATTTTAAAACAAGTCGTTGCGCGTATGCCATAAGCACCGAGTACCTTACTATAATGGGTGTGTGTACGCCAAAACTTGACATCAATATTCTTCTGCTCCATGATAAGAGAAGAGTCTATAGAGTAGTCACTGGCGGAAAACAACTGGGGCCGTGAGAGATAAAGTTTCACCTCCTCGACCTTCCCGATATCCGTATGGCTGCTCGGATCGGGCAAGCCACCGGCTCTAACGAGCGTGGTACAGGAAGCCTGAGCGTCAAAGGTCGTTAATTGTTGGGTAGCCGACGACGTAGGGTTATCCCCCAAAGCCATTGTATCGTTGATCATAACAAGATCAGCGCGCTGTGCGTCGGTGTCACAGCAAGAAGTGTTTGTATCATTATTAGCAGCTGGTCGCAATCTTAGCCAGAGTTCAGACCTAAGAACATCTGGCGCACCTACTGTGCCTGGCAATATAAGGCCCTGCCTGGCGGGTAAGGGTAAATACCCCGGGCTATCTATATCTGCTTCCGACTTGGACATTCTTTAAAGTAGGATAAGTTATTGAACGTTCCGTACGTATATGGGCAAAAATAGATTCTCTGACGAGCTACCAGATTTGGACCCAGGCTCTGGCGGCCTCCAAATAGACATCAAAATCCGGCGGGCGGGCCGGCGTGATGCCATAGTGTGTGTGAAAACTCTTCATAAGTATACTGGAATAAGTTTCAAATACCGCCTTACCGTGTAGGGCTAACTCCTTAAGACACATCTCCATGTTGTCTCTCTGTATTTGAAGCTCAAAATTCCTGTCCTTAACAAAAAGAACCATTGTAAAAATAGAAGGGAGTTCAATAGGGCAATCCCTGTAACCGGTTTCCCCAATGTTCGTCTTCCGCTTAAGAAAACTAAGCTCGCAATAATGCCTGACATCTGGCAAAACAGTACCGTCTTTCAAAGCGCTGGTATAAATCTGGCCATACCTGGCCATGGGCGCGGGCATAGTGTTCTGATTAAAAACATCAACAATAGAAGGGTTTGGAAACACAATATTATCATCACCATAAACACAAATCGATACATCTTTCCAGAACTCTTCCATAGGACGGCCAGTGAGGTCCTCATAGCACAAAATAAAGAGGACCAAATTAGCATAAGAGTTGATAATACTGGTAGCGGGATGACCGCTTGGTAGACTCATCGTCCAATCATATATACATGACATAGGATTAGGGCCCCCAATATGTCGTGAGTTATACACATCTTGCCATAAAATCATGCGGGCTCGGTAGTCGTCATCACTGTACATCTCTGCGAGAGCACGGCCCACAGCCAGAAGAATTTGTGGTTGATGGTGGGCATCAAAGTTCTTAAAGTCCCCATCAAAGCCATAGGTTGTGTGCTTGGTCAAGTGGTCAAGCATGGGCCCCCACTCTGAAAAAACATTCATCCCAACACCAAGGCCATTGAAAATATGATGCCTCTGGATTTGTGAAGTCAAATCCAAAAACAGCATGCGAAAAGCGATCACATAAGCCAAGGGAGCACTTGATATAAGGCGGGTTTCCCCATTGACAACTTTAGCCTCACTACGCAACTCATCCTTGAGGAAGTCAACAAAGATGTGTTCCGTCCGAACGCCTTGTCGGGCCTTGATCAAAATGTCCTCAACTTGAGCTCTTAGCTCAATACATGCCGGAGTGTCAAACTCATACTCATCACCAAATCCAAAAAATTGTTTTTTTCCATTGTCAAACCTCAAACATAATGGGTATCCACATGAGGTTTTCCGTGGCAGACCACGTGCTGTCGGAGTCTCAAAGATGCCTTTAACGGCTTCCTCAAAAGAAACTGAGCGAAGCTCAAAGCGTATGCGCTCACGCATAGGCTTAAGAGCGACCCAGGCAGCTTGGCGAACACGAGCACCATCAAAATGCTCATGCTGTCCGTCGTAGACAGAAACTGCCTTGACCATAGGGTCAATCAACACCCCATCCTTAAGAAAAGGGGAAAGGTGGGCAGGTTTCTTGTTGGCGATGGGCCACTGATTGCGTCGTAGCACAGCAGTGACGCTGGTGTGCTTCAACTGACTGAAGGGGTTGCGGGATTTCATAAGCTCCTTAGGAACAATCCGCACAGGGACGAATGTTTTGGCACCGGTGTATGGTAAGGCGTCCTCAGAAAAACCCTGAAACACGACATCGTCCTTAGCAAAAACGACATCCTTATCTTTCTTCTCCAAGCGCGAAATAAGGCCGGAAATAATCTCCTGAGTCACAACACTAGCGTACCCCGTGGCAGTATCAGTTGAATGGCCAGCAGTATGTATACCGCAAATGACGCGACTGGCGATTGGCGGATCAAGATAAACTATGCTACCGCAGTCACCGGAATAAGTTTTTATGTTGGGGTAGCACAACACATCGACTATTTCGGAGCGAACTTTGGACTTAACGTCCTGTTTTCTAATATATTCTGGAATAGTGCAATGCTGAACCAAATAATCGAGAGTGGTGGAGCCAACAGTAGCCACCTCAACCCTAACGGATCTGGAAATCGCCGTAGTCCTATCTGATTCCAACATGAAAAACTTGGTCAGATCGCGAGCAGCGGAAACCATGGAGGGTATACTAACAATACTCAAATCACGCGTCTCGTCGTCCACACGGCTCAACTTCTTCCAAGCATCAATTGGGATGGTAACAGTACGAGTGGTCTTGTTGTAATAAGTAACCCGCACGGAACCTACCTCTGCACGAGATAGCGTGTCGAGTACGTGTTTATTGATAAGATACAAAAATCCGCCCAAAGCAAGACCACGTCCTGCAAGCTGGCACCCATTATCGTTGACCAGCTGCACCACAACAATATTACCTTGGACACAGCGCTGTACATTACTGATGTGAACCTCGGGGTGCGAAAACATCTCCAGATTTGATTGATCATCGACCTTACTCTTGACGCGCACACGCGCCTGGAGTCTAGCAAGTAAGCGGGATTGTCTCTTTGTGGTCTGCTCGGGTTTAAGGAGCGACCGCGCGTAATTGACAACCTTCAAGCGATCCTCATCAGTCATTTTTGTCATCAAACCATTGACAGCATTGGAAGATTCATGTTTGATGCCCTTTGGAAAGAGCGACCGGACACCCTCCCAAATCTTCTTTACGATGACGGCAACTGCTAGCACAGCGACAAAGTCTGTGATAGCTGATATCGCGTCGGTGTAATAATTGAGTCGCTCCCAAAACTCAGATTTCCATTCATTATACTGATCCTCGGTGTAATTCTCGGGTCGGGTGCTGGAATAATCAGAACAGGTCACCAGCAAATTATTACGAGCCCTGGTGAAATCAGCAAGCTTCTTACAAGCGAATATTGCAGCCCCAAGCATGAGCGGGCCGACCTGGTCCTGAGGCCTCGCATCTTCGGTAGCCGCAGGCCCATTCTTATAAGCACCCCAATCCGTGGGGACCGCCTTAGTATCAAGAGCCTTCATGTGTATAGCGTTATTACGAATCAACATGTTTCTAGCCTCAACAATGAAATCAGAAAATGGTCTCTTTGATCCAACCCGCTTCGCTTCTGTATCAGTGTACCTAACTTCTTGACCTTGCCAGGCCCACCAGGGAAAAACACGGTGTGTGTCAACGTAATCGCGAATTTTAACGGGGTCCAAATGAAATTTAGCCCCTGTGCCATCATACTTAGGGTTGGGAATGAAGAATTCAGGAATGTACTCAGGGTTGGGAGTCATCTCAACAACGATGTGGAGACGGCGCCTCAAAGCCTCAGTGTGATTTAGGACCTTTGAAACGTCACTCATCTTCTTGCAATTAGTGGATCCAATGATCAGACGCGGATTGCACCGCACCCGACCTTTATCCGCAACGTCGGCCATGGGTAAGATATATGGTTCGGTTCCAACCGCCTTCATGAGAAAAGAAGCATCACTAGTCTCATCTTCGGTTTGGACTGCAGCCAAGAAGTCGTCGAGAACGATGATATGAGTATTTTCAGCATAACCGCTCATGAACTTCTCAGGAGTCCTGACGAAGCGCGTGGGCTCTTCAATGCCAATAGCAGACATGATGTCCATGCCCAACTGAGGTTGCACCGTGCTCTTACCAATACCCGGCTCACCGTACAATAACATACAAACGGGCAAGGCCCGCGTGTCGGAGCTATTGAGGTAAACCCGATTGACCTGGATCACGCGGTCGAGCTGAATCCTAGCGGCTGTAAGTGAGGCAAGTGCAGCAGGGGTATGTACGTAATTCTTGATTGACTCACACACCTTAGTGTGGCATGAAAAAAGTCTTGAAACCATCTTCTGGTTCTTACAGTCAAACTTTCCTTGCGTGTTGAGCTGGTGGATCAAATTGGCCTCGGCAATTAGCTCACGCAAATAAGCCAAGCTCGATTGTCCAAACATCACTCGCTCACGCTTAAGCAAGTCACAAAAGAAACCCAACACCCCATTAATTACATCAAGAATAACTTGAATAAACGATTCCAAATCAGCAGTCTTACGAGCAAAGCCCCAAACATTGCGGGTAACGTGGTAAATAAACTCAGAGACATTTCCGTCTTTGAGCTTGCCAAGAGCAAACTTCCAGCTAATACCTCCAAAAACAAGGACCATCAACTTAGAAATCTTTTCAACGTCAATGTCAATAACGCCCTGGTCAACTGGGCGTGGGTCAAACAATTCATTACAAATACCCTCGTCATCAATAAATAACTTTATTATAGTTCTGACAGCCTGGGTTATGGCCCCCTTAAAAACCTTAAGGCCCATATACACCAGACAGACTAGAAGAGCTTTCTTAGTAAACTTGAAAACCCAGCTGTCCTTGAAGCTGGTGAGATGGGATACGGAAGCCGACACAGCAGCTTGCACCCCAGTAAGCATACCAGTAATCCAGTCGCGGGTGTCCTTCCCTGCGTTAATGGTTATTGGGATACCAACCTGGTCCTCTGGGATCCTGTTCTTGAGTCTCTCCTTCCTCTTTTTCTTCTCCTGTTTGAGCTTACTCAAGCGTTGTGCCTTCTCCTCAGCCGCGCGCTCAGCTGCGACAGCGGCAGAAGTCTTCTTGGGCTTGCGCACGTTAAGTGCAGCAAAAGCCTCTGAGAGGAAATCCTCGCTTTCGGTCTTCTTGCGCTGACGCTCCTCACGCTTTTTCTTGGCCAGTGCTTGGCGTCGCTCATTCGCTTCCTTGCGAGCCTGCTTTTCGGCACGCTCGAGTTCAGTTTTTGTGCGCTTGGGCTTGACCGGAGGCTCTCGAGGGTCGTCGAAGACGTGGCCCACTTGATCAACAGCAGGGGTATGCTGCGGCGCACGTGAGTGCACAGGGATATAGGTCCACGACGGGTCATCGAGGTCAACCTCCCTCTTAGGAGTGGGCAGGCAGCGCATGGCCCGGTATCTCCAGTATTGCCCACAGTAAGGTCGAAATACAGATGAAACTCCGTGAGCTGACCGCAGAAGGAAGAGAATCTCGGCACACTCCACCTCAGCATCCATGGTGTCGGAACCAGAGAGGGATAGCTTAGCCAACTTAGTGAGCTGGTACAGCACGAGATGCAAGCACCCCACATACCCCTGAGCTAGTCTCCGTAGGAGTGGTCCAATGTCAAGGACCCACGGGAAATACCCGTACCTCTGAAACGTCTCAAAATATGCCGTAAGTGTGTCCACATAACGGCGGGAATCCTCATCGGAAAGCATCGAGTTCTGAACCAACAGGTACAGCTGGCCTTTATAGAACTCATGCAGGCCGCGTGGATGTTGCGAATATGCGGTGGCGATAGCCTGATATCCGTCCTTGATAGATCCAGGCAAGCGCCCGGTGAAGGCCCCAACGGGCAGCTTCATCCTTTGATCCTTCCTAAAAGTGCTAGCAGAGTATACGGAACGCAGAAAATTTGTAGACCCCATAAGTTGTTAGGCTTAATGGATTCGCCATTCTCAGGCAAGGTATGTGATCACTCACCAGATCCGCGTTTCACGGCGATTAAGATAGCCCGTTACTATAAGAACGCCGGGACACTATCTTTTTGATCCAGATGAACACACCCTTCGGACTACTTATGCTAAACGTGTCGTCTGCGCAACAACACGCTGCTACAACGCTATGTTTTCCGCCACCCGGCTGACTTAAAGTCATAGGAAGTGCATAACGAGGGTTGGTCCTAGTGTTATCTTTATCGAGAGTACACCATTTTTCTCGATCGGGTCCGACTCACATATACGATCCTCAGCAGGGTTTTTGATCTAACACCAACCATTCTTGTATGCACATGCTGAATGAAGTGGGTGCCATCACAAAAGCTTATTAAGTACGTATCCTAATCGGCGAGGTTGCCAGAGAAACAACACCAAAAATATGACACGAAGGCTGTCGTGGACAGTCTGAGCTATAGCCCAGAAATAATGAATATGGTAGAAAACATCAGTAAGGGATACCAGCCCTCGACGGTATAACAAAAGTAACCCACCGTCCCTAGGGTTTTAGCAAAAAGTCTCCCAATCAGAGAAATGAAGACTACAGTTGAGGCGGCCAAGCACGCAACCTTCAGCGGATTCAAGTTCAACAAGTGCGAAATGTTGAAACAAAACAGGGTTGAATGAAAAAAATCAACAGCCTGAAAAACACTACTTTCATATCCATGCGGTCAGAGTAGCAACCCGGTAAAAGCCAAATTTACTAT